CACCTAAGAAACTACCAATAGCATTACCTACTATAGGTGCAAATGGACCTAGGAATGGACCTAATAATGCAGTACCAGCAGCAGCACCTATCATACCACCTGCTGCCTGTCCAACACCTGCACCAATTGCTTGAGTCTTATCCTCACCACTAGCAATACCTGTTGCAATACGAGAGATACCACCGACAACAGCGAGACCCTTCTGTGCACCAGGTTTCATTAACTTCCCACCAATATTCTTACCCTTCTGTAGTCTGGTAGGATTCTTTACTCTATTATTAAAACCTTTACCAACCTTCCTTGCTTGGTCATTCTTACCCTGTGCTCTTAACTTCTTCTGCTGTCTCTCAACTGACTTCTTCTGTGCTTTATACTCTTCTTCTGTGTATATCTTACCAGTCTCTTTATCCTTATATCCAAACTTACGCCATTGCTCTTGCTTCTTCCACTCTACTTCTTTCTCAGTGGTATTCTTGAATAAACCAGCAACCTTCTTAGCATCAGATACTGCCTTTAAAGGATTTAAAAGATACTGGAGTGTCTTAAATCCAGCAAATACCTGAAGGAATCCAAATAATGTTGCGAATGTCCCTTTAATTGGTCCTTGCTTAAACCCACCAAATACATTAATAATACCACTAGCTAAAGTATCGATACCGAAAGTAGCTATCTTCATAGCAAACTTACCTAATGATATGACTAGGTTGAATACCTTACCTGCTTTCTTAGCTTTCTCTGGATCACTCAACCATCTGAGTAATACCTGCATCATTACAAATTTGAATATAGGAGTTAAGAAATTAGCAAACTTCTGAAGAAACCCACCACCTGCTTGTTTTAACTCATTTGGCGGTTTCTCTTCTGGTGCTTGACCTGGTACTGCTGGTTGTGCTTCATCTTTCTTCTCCTGTTCCCTCCTCTTCCTCAGTCGGAACATACTCCTAAAGGATTTAAACCATTTCTTAAATCCCTTCTCTTCATCCTTCTGCTCTACTTTCGCTATCTTAGTTTCTTTCTCAGTGGTAGTTGATAACCACTCCTTCTCAAACTGAATTAGTTTATGCGTCTCTACATTATTGTTAGCAATATTTTCTACTACTATACCAGTACGGTTGATACCCTTCCGAATTTCATCGAAACTACCAGCGAAAGGACCATCATCCTTGATGGGTTTTATCTTAATGTAGCTTTTAATTGCCATTAGAGCGACGTTTTGTTCTCTTCTGCTTTTTGCCTTCTCTCTTCCTCTTGAATATGAGCAATAAGAAGGTTCACATATACATCACGTTCCCAAGGGATCATATTCTCCAATTCAGTTAAAGAGTATTTGTGGTGCTGCATTAATGCGAAGTTAGTCTTGTAGTAATTCTCAAGACTGTCATGCATTAACGCTACTCGAAAAAACTTGCTAGTCCCTCCAGTACCAGGTCACTCTTCTTCTTAGTATTTGGATTATATACCTCAATAGTGTAAGACAACTTAGGCATAGTCTCAAAGAATGTCTGAACCTTCTGGAATTGATCCGCATTCAAATTCTCAAGAAATTCTAATGCCTCTTTATGAGAGAAGGAATCATAAACTTCTTCTGTATCATATACTTGACCAATGCAACTAGCAGCTAGCTCAAATATATCTTGTATATCAGGATTATCAGTAAGGTTTTGCTGAATGAATACATCCAATGAAGGATATTTCATCACAACACCAACATTTTGATCCAATTGAATCTTAGCATTATGATTCTCAGGAGTAATAACACCCACTTCTGAGAGAGGTATTTCAACGCTAACTTGCGTTTTCTCATCATCAGGACATGTGACTTTAAATTCACTTGTCTCACCAACTGCAACAGATCTGATCTTAAGGAAGATATATTCAATCTCAAAAGTAGCGAGATCTTCAACCTTAGACTTTAAATTGGTACAGTTTTTAATTATAGTCTTCACTGCTTTAACCATCTGCTTGTTGTCTTGCGACTCCATAGCAAGGTAGAGTAGTTTCTCTTCCTTAACTAGAAATGGTCTATATGATATTTTTGTGCCTGTTACAGGCAGGGTCGCTTCATACTCAGGTATGGCTAACTTAGGTAATGGCATAACGATTGCATTATTATAGTTCTATTTAGACACCAAACTGGGCTGCTTCTTGCTGATTTTGACTTAATCCTACAGACTCTACTCCTTCTGTGGCACTATTAATGAATCTATCTGGACTATTAGGTCCTAATTCATCAGCACCAACAGTATCAAACCTATATCTCTCAAAATTAAATTTAGTACTAAACTTGACTAGGTTGGTAGGACCATTATTAAATGATAATCCTCCCATATCTACAGGCCATGATGCAAAGAATTGCCAAACACCTGTGACCATATTAAGTCTCTGAGTATATGGTATACCACCTTCACTTATATCTTGCCAATTAACAGGTGATGCAATCTCCCATTTCTGAATAATAATGTTAGTGGTGTATTCATCATACAAGCATGCCCTATTCTCTTGATCAGGTGCTGCCCAGTTCATCCACTGCTCAAAGAATTTACGATGAAATAACTGCTTATCTACTACAAAACTAATATCCAACTGTCCTGCCTGTTGCTCTCTCGCAACATTATATGCTTGACCTTGCCAACTAGCTTTAACTTGCTCCCCTTGTATTCTTCTAGCAGGTACTGTAACTGAATCAGCTAAGAAGTTAACTGCTATTGCAGCATCTCTCTGATCTCTTTTAATAGCTGCTTCATTAGCAAGTATACAAGTAGGCAGGTAAATCTTAACACCATAAAGATTAGACCTTGAAGGCTCCCTCTTTCCTGATGTTATTAACTCTCTGAAAGTATTAAAACTATTCATGCTCATTTGAGTCTACTCCAAATTATGCTACTTGGTACTTCCATAGTCCTACCGAGACCTGCTGGTCTAATAACAAATTGCTCAACTGGAAGAGGTGTCATCTCACGTAACTCTTCTTGAGGTACATTATAAGCACTAGTGACACTTGACATAAAGTATTTATGATGGCAACGCCTAGGATACGAAATACTACCCGCAGCCCAAGTATTTCCCATGCTTCTTCTGGTGGTTGGTCTTAAGTAATGCATATTTCCACCACTAAACTGCATCTTCTGGTAATCCACGTCTGTGATTAGTACCATAGGGAATGTATCCCAGAATTTTAAATCTGGTGTCTGGGCTGAATAATTGAAAAATATAATATCTCCAACAGTAAAAGCACCTTGATAGTCCTCCAGTCCATACTGAAGTTGCTCTCTATACCATTGCTTAGACTGCTTTACTCCTGCTGCTAAGTCCTTTACGTCTGTGAAAATGCTCATACATTTAAGTGTTTTTCGGTCAGTATGATAAATTGCATGCCCCTATGAGCACAAAACTGTCTTGCAGCTCTCCATTTAGCACTATTTACATTCCAAGTCTTAACTTCTGTTATAAAAGTCCGTGCCTTCTGCGACTTACGCTTAGGGGGTTTAGTCTGTGCATCTGGTTTAATTTCGATGATCGATTTGGCGATTCTTCCATCCTTGGTCCTCGCTCTGACATAGAAATCAGGATAATAACGGTGAGTCCTATTATCCAAGGGACTCCTATAAGGAATAATAATCTCTTCACTTCCCCACTCCAATACATTGTTATTCATGTCACACCAGTGCATAAACTTTTTTTCCCACAAACTCCTATAAATAACATTAGTGTGATCACCTTTGTACTTATGTTTGTTTGATGGTCTAAAGTATCCCTTGTAACTCATGGCGTTAGTATTTCCAAAAGCAAAACCGATAGGCGTTAACTCTTCAAGCAGTAGAGAAGCTATCAGAGATGGTGCTGCGTTTCCAACACAAGTAATAGACTATCTAAAGTTCGATATATTCGATCAAAAGACAAACGTGTTGATGGACACATTATATCTATATCTCCCAACATCATTAAAAGAAGTACAGTCACAGAACTGGGATGCAGTAAACTTAGGTCCAGCAGGTAGGAAAGCACTAAATGCAGCACAAGACGCAGGTCTAGGTGGTGGAGGAGAAATAGATTTTGCTTCAGATAAAGTTGCTCAATCAATATCAGAAGCAGCAAAGTTGGGAGCAGGTCAATTAGCATATACTGCTGCTGCCGATGTAATTAATAAAGCATTATCAGCAACAGGTCAATCAGGTAATCTTGATACCGCAGCAGTAACATCCCTAGTTGGTAAAAAGATCTTCAACCCATATGCAGAGTCAGTATATAAGGGTCAGGCAGGTTTTAGAAGTCACTCATGGAATTGGCAATTAATACCAAAGAGTGCCTCTGATGCAAGCACAATATATCAAATTGTTGAAAAACTTAGAAGATACTCACTACCAGGTAAAGGTAAGGGAGACTGGTTAACAATACCAGAATACTTCCGTGCTCAAGTTGTAAGGTATGTTGATAAAGGTGGTGGTAATGAAAGTATTGAAAATCCTGGTACTGGTGGTAAAGGTGGTATATTAAGTGCAATTATGCAATTTCCAACCAAACTGGTATTGCAGAATATGACTGTTGATATGCCAAACTACACCTCACTATCATCATCTTTAAATAAGAGCAAATATGTTGATTTTGGTGCTTTACAGTACAACCTTCAACTTGACTTTAGTGAAACATCCTTCCTTACAAAGGAAACTTACGGATCTCCTGTTACCGCACAAGGTGGTCAAGAAGAGCAAGAGAATGATAGTGAAGATGAAACAGTCCAAGACTGGTTAGAAAGAATGCAGAGTATGATTGGTGATTTCGGTCCATTTACCTCACAGAATATATCCTAATGTCATATTTCAGTTATCTCCCAGACGTAGAAGTACGAGTATCAAGTTATAGAGTAAATAACGTTGATCCTTTTAAAGTAGCTAAAAACATCTTTAGAAGAATCAAAATACGTGAAAGCTTGGATGACATCATTTTAGGTTTTACCCAATATACGATTAAAAACAACCAAAGACCAGATCAGGTTGCTTTAGAGGTATATGGTGATATGGACTTAGATTGGGTTGTTTTACTTACTAATAATATAATCAATCTATACGATGAATGGCCCATGTCTGAAGATGAGTTAGAAAGGTATATTGACAGTGAATATGAAGAAGAGGCAGATTCAGTGCATCATTGGGTTACTCAAAAAATCACTGATGCTAGAGGAAGGACATTAGTTAAGGCAGATCGCACAGTACCTGAAAACTGGACTTATACAAGACCTGACGGTACTGCGATTCCTAAAGATGAGCTAGTTAGACCAATATCTGTCTATGATTACGAAAGTACCAAAAATAACTATAAACGCAATATTTACCTTTTAAGGAAAGAATACATAAATGGGTTTGTAGAAGAATTTAACGATTTAGTCCAATATCTTCCAAATGACGAAGTTGACATTGAAAGTCGTCTTAAGAGATCTAAGGATACTGTCCAAGAGCAGTTTATTAAGGTTAAACCGTCTTATAGCACAAATATCGGTCAATCAAGTTCTATCGATTTTGCTTCTGAAGCAGATTACTCATCTAGGACATTTGACACCTCTGCTGCTAGTATTAGTGAAGGTGACGTTTTAGCAGATGGAAGTACAGTTGCAGTAACGACTATAACCGCAGGTGCCAATTTATCGGGTAGTACCACATCTAATCAATATGGATCTGCCACAAGTTCATCTAGCGGAACTTAAAAAACCTACAGGGCAAAAAAATACCCCCGATTTTTTCGGGGGTTTTGCTTGTTCAGAAATCGAAATAATATACGGACTTAAAGAGGTCGTAACCTACGACAAGGACGATATTTAATGTGATCACGTGTCTCATAATATCCTGGACTCCATACGTTACTATTAGGAAAATAACGACCTGGTATCCAAGTTTTTGTTGTCACAATATACTCGCACTTGGGTCTTCTTGGTCTTGGATGGTAATGACCATGATCATACCTCCAATCTTCCCAATGACCCGACCCATGATCGTGACCGTAATGATAGGACTCTACAAACGGCTCCCAGAATTCCTTCCAAGTTAATGCTTCTGCTTTGACTGGTGTTGTGATACCAATTAGTAGAAGTGGGAGCAGTAGTAGTTTCTTC